ATATACAAGGGGATAAAGTGGTCAGAAAGAAAGATGCAATGGGTAGCACCATCAGGTGCAAGACTTTGGATGTCATACCTAGACCGAGATGATGATGTATTAAGGTATCAAGGTTTAGCTTTTAGTTGGATAGGCTTTGATGAGTTGACACAATGGGCAACACCATACGCATGGAATTATATGAGGTCAAGACTTCGTTCTACTGCTCCTGATTTACCAGTGTATATGAGAGCAACAACGAATCCGGGTGGTCCGGGTCATCAGTGGGTTAAAAAAATGTTTATTGACCCTGCACCTTATGGAAAAACTTTTGATGCCACAAATATTGAAACAGGTAAGCCTCTCAAATATCCTGACGGACATGAAAGAGCAGGTGAGGCACTATTTCAAAGACGATTCATACCTGCTAAATTATTTGACAATCCATATTTATCGGCTCAGGGAGACTACGAGGCAATGTTGCTTTCCCTACCTGAACACCAACGTAAGCAGTTGCTTGAAGGTGATTGGGATATTGCAGAAGGTGCTGCTTTCACTGAGTTTAATAGGGATATTCACGTTATTGAACCTTTTCACATTCCAAGAAATTGGGTTAAGTTTCGTGCTTGTGACTATGG